ATAAAGTAGGTTGGAATGGATGTTTTTCAGTAAAACGCTTCCCATTCCTTACTCCACGAGTAAGGATAGAATTTCCATATTGCCACGCATAGGTGTAAAAGTTAGACATAATAAAACCCAATTTCAATTAAACACAGTATACACGATTGTGTATCAAATGTCAAGCAAATTATCCTTGAAATTTTGGTTTTTTTCTAGTCCCTGTAGATTCCGTGTGCGTAAACTTATCAACCCATTCTGATACCAAGTCTTCTTTACATTCGTATAGATATTGTAATTGACCGTATGGTACGAATAGGGTTCCTGTACTAGCTGGACTTTGTGGAACAAACGCAATCTTAAATTGACCTTGTTTGCCCTCAGTTGGAATATACTTAATGACTGCTGGATTGTATATAATATATCTACCACCCTTGTCATCTTTTTGAAGATAACAAATTATCTCCTCCATGCCAGAAATTTTAGCACCGACTATTTGTTTGGGTGCCTCTACTCCTATCTCTGGTTCTGGAATTTCAACTTCCTCTAATACTTTTTTTTCACTTTTCTTTTTTGTCATAATAATCCTCTAAATTATATCAATGTACCTAAACTATATATCATGGTTCCAAATGTCGCCAACGATATTAAATAGATTCCGTAAGTATTTATCTTACGAAAAACTAAATGCTCTTTCATTTCTCTCCTTCCAAGGTTGGGGGGCTTGCGCCCCCTGTGAGTTACTTAGTGTTAATCTTTATGGTTTGAGGTTTCTTTTCCTCTGGGATTTGATTCTCCAAAGCAATTTTAAGAATGCCATCAGAAAGTTTAGCACCTTTGACAACAACTGTGTCTGCTAAACTCCAATTCCTTCTAAATTTTCTTTGGGCAATACCTTGATGCACAAACTCAATTTCATCATCAGGCTCTTGACTGCCTTCGACAGTAAGGACTGACTCTTTCACTTCAATATTTAAATCAGACTCTTTGAATCCAGCGAGAGCTATGTGAATCTCGTAATTCTCTTCGTCAATCTTTTCAATATTAAAAGGTGGAAAGTTTTGGACATTCGTTTCAAAGTTATGATTGAGTAAATCAAATACTCTATCGAACCCTACGAATTGTCTTCGGATTTGTGGAAATGCATTGACCAATTGATCCCAATGCGCTTGTGTGCTTAATGTGTTCATAATTTTCTCCTTAATTAAGCGAGTTAAAGTGTAGACCTCCCCTTGAGCATCTACTACTATATTTATATGATCTGGGTACTATTTTTTCTTTTTCAAGCAAAAAATTTACAATTGTGCAACTAATGCTACTTGTAATTTTGTATCCCTATCAATGAGTGTTACTCCGCCAGTCAGTTTGTCGTATACACAATTGACATACTTCGCACCATTTGAATTTCTGACTCGGTATTTACCTATCATAGTATCCATATTGTTATTGATACCGCGTAGGACAGCACGACCTTCTAGAGTCAATCTTATTTGATCTTTACAAGTCATGTGCATTTTTTCTTGTGGGCCTGCTAAGACTTCCATTGGTATAAACATAGCCAAAATGACAACCGCAGCTGCCAACACCTTCTTCATGAAGTTTCTCCTTTTCTTCAAGGGTTATCGTTTCCGCCCGATATTATATTTCGTAACGAGCGTCCATTCATCCTTCTCTTTGAAGGACAAAATCTTTATCTGACTCATCGGAGCCATATCATCTTCAATTGATTCGTCCAGAAGTTTAACTAAACCCCAATCTTTTAATAACTTAGCGATTGCGTTTCTTCGTTTCAAATCATTCTCAGTCAAGTCTGCTTCTTTGCCATCTAGAGCAAAGAGTTCCTTGAAATGAGTTATAAAATACCTACCTTGTTTATGGAGAATATGGCAAGACTGATATAATGTCCTGTCCTTTTTAGATGCCACTCCAATGCGAGACAAAGTTTCCCTAACCTTTAGGAAGTCATCTTCCTTTTCTAAAATAATTTCTACTGGTTTGTAGTCTGGGAAATCAATGTCAAAAAAATCATCCACCATGATATTACCTTCATAATTTTGTTAATTAATATGAAAGTATTTATGGTTTTACTATTTTCCACCGCGTGTTAAACGCTTTTTCATTCTCCCTATATCATCATCACTTAAAAGCCTAAGCGCCTCTTGAGCTCTGACATTACTATAACCATAGTATTCTTTTACAATTTCCAGATGTTCTTCTTTCTCTGGTTTTAACCACTTATTAAATCTTTTCTTTTTGCGAATGATACCACGCAAAAAATCATACTGCATTTTTGTATCTAGGTGTGTCCTAGAATTCATTTCATTGGCAGCAATCACAGTATCAACACCATGAGACAATGACTTGTTAATAATAAAAGCATTGTATTGTTTCTCAGACCAATCATCTACAATCAAATTTTCTTTGGAGTAGTTGATGCTGTTCACAAAGTCAAAGGGACTAATTGCTTTTTTCTTTACCTTGAACTCTTCAGCATCATAAGTCTTTACTGGTTCACCTAAACCCTCAATCATTTAAATTCCACACTCGCCATGATATCAGTTAGACACGCGGTCAAGTTAATCTCTTGGTCTGCCACAAATGCACTCTTGTACTGATAGTCAGCAATCAATAGTACCAAGTGGGGTACTTGTTTCACCTTATCAAGAAGAGCGTCATAGACCTTCCTGTAGACACCTTGTGGGTCATTATCAACATTGTTGACTACCCATTGTCGCATCTTCTTCCAATCCTTGTCCTTGAGACTGTCAATCAATCCCTTAGTGTTTATCTCAGCGATGTTACTTAGAATACCTTCATCGATTACACCACCGCGAGAATACCTTTGCAGTTCGTTCAATACCCTACGATAGTCTGGGAAGTATTTCATCAATAACTCAGCGAGAACTGGTGTTGAGTATTTTATATTCTCATCGTCTAGAACAGACTGCATCCTCTTGAGGAATTGTCCAGCCATTTCTTGTCTCTCATCTTTATTGAGTTTGAATTCAATAACAGATGTTCTACTATGAAGAGGTTCGATGATTCGATTCTTGAAATTGCATGTAAAAATAAATCTGCAATTGCCAGAAAACTCCTCAATAAAAGCTCTAAGTGCTGGTTGTGTTGAGTTTGGATTTAGATAATCCGCCTCGTCCATAATGACAACTTTGGGTTTACTCTCAAAACTAACTGTACTAGCAAAGTCTCTTATCTTGGTACGCAATACATCAATACCACTTTCATCCGAACCGTTGATAACAATGTAGTCACAACCAAGTTCATTACAAAGTGCTTTCGCCACCGTGGTTTTACCTGTACCAGCAGTCCCACATAAAAGCATGTTGGATATTTCACCTTGACTAACATACTCTTGGAAGATATCTTTTATCCTAATTGGTAGGACACAATCTGAAATAGTTTTAGGTCTATATTTCTCCACCCATAAAAAGTCAATCATTACCATACTCCAAATTGACATCAATAATGATGTCTTCAATTATACTGTTATTTTCTATGCCGATAGTATACTCTATAAACTTGCAAATGTCAAGCGTTTTCACACCATTACCTGTCCATGTTTCTCTACCTCTACTCAATGGTGTGTCCAATCGGCCTGGCGTAATCAAGGTAGTTTTAAATTTAACTAGGTTATCTTTAAATGCCTTGGAACATTGTCTACTCGCGGTAGCAAGGGCGTCCTTAGCAATTGCATATCTGTCATGACTAACTCTGGCACTTAATGCTCCAGTACTTCCAATATTAAAAATGTACCCAGACTTGTTTTCTTCTTTCCATGCCTTGAATACCGCTAGTAATAAATTTACTTGAGCGAAATTACCCCAAGGTTCATCGGGTGGGCCATCAAATGCATTATTGATAAACACATCATAGTGTAAACTCTGTTCTACTATTCTTTGAATACCAACCTTAGTTGTGATATCAGTAAGCATCTGGCCAGTACTTCTGGAACAACCGTCACCATTAAAATGTTCTGCTAAGTCTAGTCCCAATCCGCGATTGTTACCTGTGATATAATATCGATAAGTGTCTTTCATCTTTTTATTTTGATCCCATACTTTACTTAATTTCTGTCCACATGTCATAGCACACTCAAATATTTTACCGCATCCTATGTCCTGTTCCCATGACCATACAATCTCTTCCCAAAACTTACTTTCAAAAATTTTATATAATGGTTGACTGTGAATGTTTAAATTCTGGTCATCACCGTTGTGTCGATTGATGAGAGACATAACTTGATTATTACCATCCTCATCAAAGTGATAGTCATTACTACTAGGTAACACATCTCTTTTATGGAATCTCATGTCGTAGAGATTGTGTTCAAAGAAATTACATGGTAGTACTAAACCTTCAGCAGTAATTGCCACCTTTTTTCCAGTAAGAGCATCGCATTTTATTTTGGTTTCATTGAAGTAATCCTTTATATCTGGATACTCTTCATGTAGTTTGGGTAGATTCTCGACACTACTATTGTGATACTCTTTGTCTGTAGGTGGTTCTAAATAATATTCTATCTCACCATCTCTGTTATGTACTGGCCACTTTTCCAACTCAGTAAGAGTTTTGTGGTTCATAAACCTACCAGTTGACCTAAACAATATGTCATCAAACCCCAGTTCTTCAGACATCTTTCTTGCGTCTGATATCTGGTGTTCATTATGTTTGTATACCAGATAGTTCCATTGTGCTTTTCCACCAGCATTTATAAATGTTTTCGCGTTTTCAATCACGCGAGAGAACTCTACATTTTTTCGGTAAAGATGATTGGTATCCCATAATCCATCAATACCAAAATCAATTTTGCCGTGGTCACCTAATACATGAGCAATCTCTTCCCACCACTCAGCATTACGAACTCCACCGTTAGTGTGAAGATAAAGATGTAGTGTTGGGTTTTTACTTCTGAAGTCCTTGAGTATATCCAAGAACTCTGGATGCATGATAGGGTCACCATAACTACCACAAAAGAACACTTGCCTTAGTCTTTTTACTAGGGACTTAGGGAATGATACATCTATCACATTCCTATCTAAATGACAAACTGGCAGATAGGGATTAGTCTTACCGCCGTTTACATTTCTCGGACATTGAGGGCAAGCGGCGTTACAATAAGTCGTAACTTCTATCTGATATTCATCAATCAGATTGTAATCAAACACGATTACACTATCCTTTTCTTTAGAACCTCTATCTGATAATCCCTTTTCTCATTCCAAGTCTCTTCAGAACGGTCTACCATTTTCTTACCAGACTTTACAAGTTTAGGAGTGAACTTCGCTTTTAACAAAGTCTCCAAGGCAACCTGTCGCCTTGCCTTAACTCCCTTTTTCCATCTTGCTCTACTCAATGAACTATCTCCTCGCGTTCAATATCATCTTCTTCAACATAAGAACCATGTTGAATTTCAATTATCTTTAGGGGTTCATTCCCCACATTTGTTACTTGATGCCATTCGTAGGGTATTATACTAAAGTGTTGACCAGAAGTCAAGTAGTCGTATGTATAATTCTCTAACCTACCTTTACTAGTTTTAATCATTGCCATACCATTTACGATATGCCAGATTTCTCCACGATAAAAATGTCTTTGGTAACTAATACTTTTACCGATATCAATATCCAATATTTTTACCTTAGCAGTTTGTTCCGCGTGAATAACTTTATATTTACCCCAATCTCTTTCTACATTGTTTACCGAACTACTAGAATAAGTTTTATCTCCACCAACGCCAAAAGCAAACTCTAAATGAGCATGGGAAAACTTTTCTCGCAGTTCCATCTCTGGAATATTATCTTCTGTCCTATCACCACCATTCACAAATACAAACTTGTGGTCTATTCCCCATGTGCCCAATGCTTTTTCTATAAAGTCTTTAGCAGTATCGTCATCATCATTGAAAGGAACTACATGGTCAACACATTCTAATTCCATCAACATATCCATTCTGTCCCATTGTGACATGAATGGTGTCCCCTTCTTTCTAGTTAACCACGCATCGCTGTTGAGACCTACCGATAGATGGTCACCCATCTTCTTAGCTTCTTTCAATAGGTCAAGGTGTCCCTTATGTAGTGGGTCAAATCCACCAGATACTAAAACAATTTTACTCATAATATTCCTCTCAAAGATGCCCCACCACCAGATATGTTCCTCGCGTTGTAAAGAACATCATCATATGTGAAGTGGGGTTGTTCGATTTCAAACTTAGGTCTACTAGTTTTATCAAACCATTTTAAATTATGGTCTTTCGGATATTTTCTAGTCCATTCCATGTTTGATTTTTTCAATAATTTTTTTGCCTTCTTGTTCAGCGGGAAGATATATCTAAACATATATCCTTCTATTTTTTTGATTCCTCTTTCTGTCATAAAATCAGAGGTCAACCAAAAAACTCTTTCTTTACCAGAGAACTTTGCGTTCTCTTCACATAATTTTCTTGTTGCTCTTGGGTGAACTTTCTCTCCATTTATTTCGTATACTTGAGTGAAGTATTGTCCACCATATAAAAAGTTACTTGCCTGATATACATATCCACACTTACCCATGATACCATCTGCCATTGTATAAAGGAACAATACATCTGGGCAATTATCCTTTATCCATCTCACAGCTTTCTTTAACATCTGTGATTCGGAATTGGTTGGCATCTCATCTGTCATGCACATCTTACCAATTTCCCAGTAATGCTTTGACTCTAGACCTGTAAACATTTTATTGATTGTCTGTCTTGGTTGTGTTCCCCAACCCAGAGTCAAAACACCTACTAGTTCACCTTCCAAGAAACACCCCAAATAGTGTTTCGTAAGTTTAGGCATCATCGGTGAATAATGATGCGTCTGTATAAAATCGATTGCGAGTTCTTTTGATAAAGGTTTTAAATCGTAATCAACTCTATGCAAAAGTTTCTTCTGTTCCAGCACCATCTTGTAACTCTAATTCGTACTGTTGTCCTACAGGACTTTCAGTCTGGATATATTCCAACATGGTTAGGGGGTCAGAAACTTCATATGGGTCTGTTGGACAATCGTCACTACATCCGCTTTCGACAAATGCCATTTCAACGACTCCATCATTCGCGAGCAGAGAATATCTCCATGACCTCGCTCCAAATCCTAGATTATCTTTTCTTACTAATGCTCCTAATGCCTCAGTAAAGTTAGCACTACCATCGGGAATCATCTTCACATTATCAATGTCCAACCATTCAGCCCACTTGTTCATGACAAAACTATCGTTTACTGATAGACAATATATCTCATCGATACCATTGCCCTTAAACACTTCATAGTTGTTGTCATAATCTGGCAACTGATAAGTAGAACATGTTGGGGTGAAAGCGCCTGGCAAAGAAAAAAGAATAACCCTTTTATCTTTGAACAAGTCAGTTGAATTAACTAACTGCCATTGATATGGATTGTCTTCCCCATTCTTGGCCATGTTCTCATCTCTAACCCTAATATGAAAAGTAATATCTTCTGGCAACCTTTGCCCAATTTTAATTTCCATTATTTTTTCCTTTTGTTTCTGGCTCTTCTTTTGTTTGAACCAATTTTACGGCGTCCTTTAGACGGTTTATTTTTTCGTGGCCACGGCATTCAGTCCTCATATATTAGAACTTGGTTCCAAAGCCAAGAAGTATGTCAGTCTTGAATTAGAAAATTTGAAAACCTTTTTCTGACTGACTGTGACTTCGTAATCATCGGGGATTACTTTAAGGTTTTCGATACCTAATCTAGCATCAAACTCTACATTAGCATTACCAATATCAGTAGTGAATGAATTGCTCTTCGGAGTATTGGGGTCACCCACACTCAGAACCACACCACCATCTTTAGCAACCACACTAAGAGTAGGTGCAGAGATTACACTCGCTGCCCTATAGATAGTGTTGATTTGTTCCTTGGTGATATTGAATTGATAGAAAGCATCAATTTCGATTTCTTTATCTGGAGCTGCCACGATAATAGATGGTTCCGCGTAATAAAACTTGAACCTCCCAGCATCGGATTTGCATGTCAGATAATCTTCAGCGAATTCAATCTCTGTATCCTCATTCATAGTGACTAAAGATAGAAATTGATTCAAGTCATAGATAGCGAACTCCTGTGGGAAGTTCTCTTCTATCGTGCCCTTTGCAAGTATGGACTTTGAAGCGGACACAGTTGATAAACTACTGCCAGATTTTACCAAGAGATTGGTATTAATCGTAGCGTAGTTCTTCAACAACTCCAAAGTAGTTTTGGATAGTTTCATAATATACCTCAATCAAATTAAACATCATATACTAACATTTTTTGGGGGCAAATGTCAAGCCCAAATTTATTATACAGTTGCAGTAGTTTCAGTAGCGTTCATGCTATTAGCAGTTAAGTAATCTGTGTACGCAGTTTCCTGTAGATGGTCAGTTCCGTTGTATGGAGCAGCGGCAAATAATGCCGTCCTATCTACAACAAATGCATCGTAAGCTGCTTCATCAGCAAAATCTAATTCCCATTTAAAGGAAAGATTATCTTCTGCCACAGTCAAAGTAACAGTTACATCACTCCTCGCGTCAAGCCAAGTTCTGAAATGTGTAGCATTAGCCTCAAACCCAGCGTCAGCATCTTCTTTAAAGAAGTACCAATCTGCCGAAGTATTCGGTCTAGTACAATTGTATGTTAATCTATAAGCCATTGTTCGTTCCTCTATAAAAATTCTTACTCTCTTATTTATAATAAAAGTGTCGGGAACTTGATACTTCTTGTGAGAGAGTAAGAGAGAGGTGTATCAAGCCCCGACTGCCCGCTGGGGGCAAACTGGTTAGAAGGGAATATCGTCTTCAGCGAGGCTCCCATCAAATTGTTTATACTGGTTTTCACCAATATCATGTACATGCAATGCGATAATAGCATAGTGCAGTACCTTCATTAAATCTTTGCGGTTAGTACCGTCTTTTTTTCCGTACCTTTGGGCATACTTTAGGATGTTTCCTATACAGAACCCCATACCATGACCACCATCAATAATGAATTCGGTTGCCTGATATTTGTTCTGGGAGTAATGTTGCCCATAAGTTTCATCGATATAAGATTGGATCTCCTTGATAAGA